CTTTAGCAAGAGTCATAGCGTAAGAGTCGGTAATTTTAGAGTTATCTACTGAACCAGAAACAGAGTCGTATACTTTGCCCATAGCCATTGCTTCGTATGCGTCAAAATCCTGGATATAGTTGCGGTGAATCTCCCAGTCACTTTGATAGGCAGACTTGTATTCGTACTCGTAATTGCTTTTTTTGCCTGTATTTGCTTGTTTTTGTGCCATTTTGGGTAAGTTTCCTATAGTTATGCCCTTATTCTACAACAAACCATACTGATTCGTATGTTTTTCTATTTCAAAGGTTAGCGGGCCTTCATCTTTCTGTAAACCAAACTTTAGTTGCAGGAACAAGTAGCGCATGGCGTCTGGGCCGTGGTCGTCCTCTTTAATAGGCACGTCGCTAGGATTGCGCTCTGGCTTATCTTCTGGGAAGCGATAGGCTTCTATTTCTCTAATAAGGTTTTTACAGACTGAGCTAAAGAATAGGGTTGGTTTGGGCGGTCCTGTAAGCTGGATACGGGGCTTTAGCTTCTCTGTGACAAGACTTATGCCAAGTTGGTAGCCTTTAGTATCATTCGCCTTATTAACGCCCATCATTGGGTATTCCTTACCCATCATTTCCATAGCATCCCTGTTGGCTGAGTCTCCTATTATAAGAGTGATGCGTTTGTTGGCGAGTTTATCCCTAATTCTTGGCATAATGTCGGCCAGCGTCTCTTCTCGACCGTATACTTCATCTATAACGTACCAATTTTGGTCTTTGTCCACCCCAAACAACAGAAACGCAGTGGTGTGCCAGCCAAAATCGATAGCCCCGTAGTAAGTAAGGTCTTCTGGGACTTCGTGAGGCTTAATAACGTGAATATCCCGGTTGAAACTAGGGTAGACTGCGCCCTGCACCGCCCTAAACTCTAGCTCAACTTCCTGCATAAATGTGGATAATGTGCCTTTTTTGGTGGCTTCAGCCTTTTCTTCCTCAATAAACTCTTTCTTAACGTACGGAGAGTCTCTCCAGGTGGCTTTTTGGTAAAACCAGCGTTCATCCTCTTGAGCGTACTGTACAAGGTCGTAGAAGTGGTTATAGCCCCTCGGGGTTCCCATGAATATTGCCCAACCGTCGGTAGTGGTAAAGAAGTGTTTATAGACGGAGTCCCAGTTATCGGGACTTTGGTCGGCGTACTCGTCGAAAATTATGCCATGCCCCTTAAAGCCACGATGGCTATCGGCCTGGTCTGAGCCTAAGAGCTGGATTGTACTTCTCGGCTTAGTTTTGTCGTGGTTAATCATAATTGTCTCGCCATTCGGTAGGGTCATCGGGGTATTTTCTACATAGTTCAGTTCAATAAGTAGGTCAGCCTCGTTCTTCTTATATATGAGCTCTTTAGGAATTAGGGGGACATACTGCCGCCAAACGACCTCATGCGCCTGCTTGTATGTCTTAAAGACAATAAAGTAGCGTCCCTGGTCTTTAACAGCAGAAATCCAGGCGTGTTGGGTACTAAAGAATGTTTTACCGCTGTTACCAACTAGAATATTCTTAGTTGTTATACAGTAGTTGGCATTATCTTCAACTTCTATGGCATAGGTTTTAACCGAAGTGTGTGTGGTTACAGATGTGACCAAGACTTGCGGTACATTATGTCCAGAATCGTGTAGCGAGATACTCCATATTTGTCGGCTATCTTCTGGTATGTCATTTTGCCCTTCAACTCTCGTATCTCTAACACCTGCCACTCCTTGAGCTTGTGAGTCCCGCTGTTCTCTCCCTGCTTGTTGGCTGCCCTGCCTGCTTTGTGACTGTGCAGTATGTTGTCCCTTAGCGACTTCCATTCTAGGTTTTCCACTCGGTTGTCCGTTCTGTCGTGGTTTATGTGGTTCACTGTCGCTAAGTTCTCTGGGTTCGGAATCCATGCTTGAGCTACTAGTCGGTGCATCTTTATTGTCTTGCCGTCCACCACCGTTCTCAGATAGCCAGAACCATCCACCGCTGGCTTCATCACTGATGTCCAGCCTTCTTTTCCGTGCTTCCTCGTAGTCAAAAGCCTGCCCATATTGCTCACAAAGTAATTTGAGCTGCTCCCTATCACTGGACGCCATAGCTCTCCAGGCAAGTTGATAGAGGGGAACGTAGTCTCCGTTGTGGTAGAACTTGTGGTCGTATGTAGCGGTAATCGTTTCATTGTCTACCGTAAATTGTAGTATAGGTTTAGGGTCAGTATCAACCCTATATTCCCACTTGTTTGTAACTTTCTTATATTCTGGGTTATCCCCATAGCTAAGAACCATATCACCTACGGACAGGTCTTTGATATGGGTATAGCCATCTGGTGTAGCAACTAACGTGTTGCCGACGAAACATTGACGGCCCCACATTAGTACCCCACGCTTATATTTACCAGACATGAAAGCCTGATGAGCTAGAGCCTGTTTTTTGTGCGCTCTATACGCCACTGGTTACAACTTCTTATCTAGTTCGTTGAATGGTATTTTTTGAGTGTCTGCACCGCTAACTTCATAGACTTCTACGATACGGTTGCCAATGACAGCCTCATGCTTACCTTTTTGGGTCTGTGCCTTTTGGGGGTAGAACGGGGTGAGGCCAAAGAGCCAGTCACGCATACGGAGATAGCGCATTTCGTCTAAGAAAGCCTTTTCGTTCTGTTCGTCGACCTCTAGGCCGTGTTCCTGGGCAGTGATTAAGGCTGCCTGTGGGTCTTCGTGGAAAATCATTTGATAGAGCATGTAACGCTTGTTGGTAGGCTCATACGTTTCCTCGTCCATGACAATCTTAATGAGTTGTAGTGTAAAGCGTGGCTCCTTAGTGTTGATGCCATCTTTAGTTTCGTAACTTGTAGTGTCAACCTTGAAGTTAAGTTCGTAGTTTAGTGGAAAGGCGAATCGTGCCAATTTAGGTTCATTCTTTAATCGCTCGGTTGGGTCGGGGTAGTTGGCTGGGTTAACGAGATATTTCTCGAAAGTGCCGATAAGCCGTCCGTTGTTAGTCTGTAGACCCTGGGCTGGGGCTCCACCTGTAAAGCTCTGCTTCTCTGCCTTGAGCTCCTGTACTTGCCTAATAAGCTCCGCAATGTCGGCGTCACTATAGGTTGTTTTAGGTTCTGGGGGTAGGGTAGGAGCGGTTGTTGGTTCTGTCTTTTCTTCCTTTTCTGCTTTCTTCTGAGCTGCTCGTTCTCGTGCTGCTTGAGCGAACTTTTCTCTTGCCGCCAACTGTTTAGCTGAAGGTTGTTTTTTCTGCGCCATTATATGTTTCCTCGTATAGAGTTAATGATGATTTGTTTTAAGAGTTTTGTTGTTTAGTTTGATGATAGCACAGCCCGGCTGTATTTAGTAAATATATGTTCCAATATGCCCCATTGGGATGGTTGGGTCGCAGTAGATTTTGCAACCCTTGTCTCTCAGTTTCTCGCAAATAATAACATCTTCCATGGCTGGTCTAATCTCGTCTAACTCGAAGTAGGGGGTTTCTAGTTTGTCAAAGACTTCTGTTTTAAATATCAATCCCAGGCAGCGGGTCGTAGGTTGCGCCCTGCGCCTTATTAGCCAATTGTGCGAGGAACTCCTCGTCATCGAGCATCTTTTGTTTAATGGCTCCGTAGAGGGACGTTGAGTGGGCTCGTTGGTAGTCTTCCTTAATCAGGCTGTTTAAGTATTTGCTGGTGTTCGGTTTGCTGTCCAAGTGCTTTTCTAATTCATAGTCTAGCCTAAAGCTGATAATTCTCTTGGGTTGTATACGTTTCATACAGATACAGTATTACATTTTGTATACATATACAATTTTAGCCTCTATCGTTGCTCTATCTGTTAGCATTTGTCTATACCTCTGTTACAGGGACGCTAAGATACTATCATCTTCGATTATATATATTATTACTTCAGTGTACCTTTTAAGCCTCAATGGCATGGGGGGTGGGGGTTATTGACTGGCATGTATTATTATTTTTATATTTTGTTATTTACCTCTGTTAATGTGGCTGGCTGGTGTGGGGTATTTTTGTGTATGTGTCTGTGTGTGTCTGTGTATTTTTCTGTATTTTAGTATAT